GGAGATTGGTGGCGTATGGGAACAGTTAACTTAGAAATACAACCAGATGGACATAGAGGATAATGTATGGCAAAAATTAAATATAACCGATTATCTGACGCTAAACCACAATATGATCCTGGTCAATTAGATCAAGTAAATAAAACTTTAGAGAATATTGTAAATCAACTTAATTCAAATTTTACGCAAGACGTACAAGATGTAAATGAAGCGGAAGCGTGGTTTTTTATAAGTCAAGGGAGTTGCTAATGAGTTGTAATAATGTCAATGTAGGTTATGTAGCAAATGAAGATTACTTTTTCCAAGTCGCTCAAGGCTTGGTGCCAGGATCTAGTGCAGTTAGTATATTTGCTTATACTACAAATCTTGGAACATCTAGTGCAATGGGTGGACAATCTATTTTATGGGAATTAACAAATACCTCTCAATATGTATATCCTGCATCTGCAACCACAATGACTTTAGTTAGTAATTCAACAACCGATAATACACAAGCAGCTGTATTAATTAATGGTTTAGATTCAAATTATAATGTTATTTCTGAAGTTAAAAATTTAAATGGTACATCTAATGTCACAACTTCAAATTCTTATTTAAGAATTAATAATATGGTATTAACTGTTCCTGGAACAGGACAAAAAACAAATGTTGGAACTATTACTGCAAAAGTTGGCTCTACTGTTTATGGTCAAATAAATCCTGGTATTGGTAAAACCCAAGCATCGCTTTATACTGTTCCTAATGGTTATACTTTTTATTTAATACGAATTGACCAATATCAAGGAGATGCTGCATCTGGATATGTTAATTTTTCAGCTTCTTCTACAGATAACAGTTTAACTTATCCTAGAACATTAGTAGTATTACAAACTACTTGGCAATTAAATTATAGTGTAACAAGACCTTTACCTTTTGCTTATACACAAAAAACAGATATACAATGGTTGTATAGTGTTAACACTGGTACACATAGTTGTGCATCAATTATACAAGGAATACTAGTTAAAAATTAATATGTCTAACGTATATAAAAACGCATTTTACGATCCAACAACAACAGTTAATACAACTGTATATACATGTAATGCTACAGCTCGTGCAATCATTCAAAATATTCAAATAGCTAATTATTCAGGTAATAATACAATTCAAGTATTAGTCTATAGTTCAGTTTTAGCTACAACTGTTATTATATCTTATGCATCTATTGTAGGACCTACTTATTGTAATCTAGCAACAGGACCTATTGTATTACAAGAAAATGATGCTATATTAATAAGCTGTACAAATAATACTACCGTAAGTGGAACATTATCTATTATGGAAGTAAATAGAAGTGCGATAGCTAAATAATATGGAAGAGATTAGAATTAAGTGCGAAGTTGAAACAGTTATAACCAATTTAAAAACAGGTTATATTTATAAAGACGAAGCAGAAGTTAAAGCTGATACCACCGTTTATCCTGAAGATATTAGACGCGATGTATTTGTAAAAGTACCAGAGATTGACATTAGTGCATTAAACAAGTAAAAAGATTAAATGGATAATCATAGAAAGAGATTAGAGTATTACAGAAAAGTAAATATTAACTTTAATAAAGTTTTAGATATTGGAGCTTATGAAGGTGAATGGACTAAAACCTTTAAATATTATTATCCAACTGCTGATGTGTTAATGATTGAAGCTAATACTGAAAAAGAATCAGTATTAAAAGAAATTGGTAATTATAAAATAGCTGTGCTTGGTAAGACAGATGATGAAGAAGTTAATTATTATAAATGTTTAAACGGCGTTCCTACAGGCAATGGAATATATCCTGAAAATACAGATTATAAATTTGAACCTGAAAAAAGAAAAGCAATAACCTTATCAACTTTACTTGGCTCAGATGAGGGTTTTGATCTTATAAAAATGGATGTGCAAGGAGCAGAAAGAGACATTATACAAGGATCACTTCCTATTATGGCTAATACAAAGTTTTTATTATTAGAATTACAAACTGTTCAATATACTAAAGGCACCCCACGATTCTCTGAAATGGTAACCTATTTACATGATTTAGGGTTTGAGTTTGTAGATATATTTGATTTAAAATACGATAGAGATTGTTTAATTGAAATGGACTGTTTATTTATTAATAGAAACGTAGAGATAGAAGCATGAATCCTAAAGGCGGAACAGAAATATTAAAAGAACAACTTATAAAACAATTACCAGAAGGTAGTTTAGAGGGTTTTAATTTAGTAGGCTCAATCTGTCATCCACAATTAATTAAACAAGATAAAGTTAATATTATTTGGCAACATTTAAGCTATGATCAACCTAATGTTCAGTTAATGAAAGATCGTAAATTTGTAGATTCTGTTGATTTATTTGTTTATGTTAGCCACTGGCAATATAACAAGTTTAGAGAACATTTTGGAATACCTGAATATAAATCGATCGTTATTAAAAACGCTACCTATCCATTTAAAGATATTAAAAAACCAAATGGTAGAATTAAAATTATATATACCTCAACTCCATGGCGTGGACTTGCAGTATTAGCAAAAGCAGTTGAATTATTAAATCAAAAACGAGATGATTTTACAGTTGAAGTTTATTCATCCACTAAAGTATATGGATCAGAGTTTGAAAAATCAGAAGGTAATAAATTTAAAGAATTATTTGATTTATGTAAAAATACTAAAAATATAGATTTTAAAGAATATGCTCCTAATGAAGAAATTAGAAAAGCGGTATCGAATGCTCATATCTTTGCTTATCCTTCTATCTTTGAAGAAACATCTTGTTTATCGGCTATCGAAGCAATGGCTGCAGGTTGCAAAGCGGTAGTCACTAATTATGGCGCGCTGCCAGAAACGTGCGGCGAGTTTGCCAATATGATTGAATTTGATACTGGCGCTTTAACACTAATACATCGATATGCTGATCTTCTTAATACAACACTTGATAGTTATAAAAATAATGTTTATAAAGAAGAATTAGAAATGCAAAAGCAATATTATAACAACTATTATTCTTGGAATACAAGAATTAAAGAATGGGAGAACTTTTTAGAATATGCCAGAACAAAAACAAAATAAGAAATTAATTAAACTATTTATAGCAACCCCTGCATTTGGTCATCAAGTTACTACAACTTATATGAACAGCATTATGCGATTTATTTCGACCCAACATCCTAAATACCAAGTATCAACCGCATTACATTTACAATCAGGTATGGCTTTAGTTACTCAAGCTAGAAATAATTGTGTGGCATCTTTTCTACAAACTGAATGTACACATTTTTTATTTATTGATGCTGACATTGGATTTGAACCAGATGCTATCTATCGTCAAATAGATAAAATGGAAAACTCTGATGCAGGTGTAGTACTTACTCCATATCCGGTAAAAGGATTTGGTGCGCAAGGTCAATTACAATTTATAGTTCACTTCCCAGATAAAGATAATGTTAAAATAGGCGAAGATGGTTTTACAGAAGTTACTGCAGGCCCAACTGGTTTTATGATGATAAGAAGAGATACATTTGCTAAACTTGCAAAAGCATATCCAGAAAAGAAAACAGTTAATAAACAACTTGTAGGTAATAAAGTAGAAACCATGAGTGAAGGTTGGTATACATTCTTTGAAACTGGTGTTGATCCTGAAAATGGTTATTTAGGGGAAGATATTTGTTTCTGTAAATTATGTACCGATAAAGGTATTAAAATATATGGAGATGCAAAAACAGCATTATCTCACTTTGGATCTCATTCATATACTGGTGCTTTAGATTTAATGTTTAAACCTAGAAATCCAGAACCTAGACTTATTGACTTTCCTAAGAAAACAAAGTAATTTAGACTCTTTCAGGACTATATCCTGCAGTTAAGATGTTAGATGATATTAAAATAATAATATCTTTATATCGTAAATATAAAAGATATGATCAATATTCCGATCAAGATTTATATTTACATATATTACCTTCTTATCAATTAAAACAATATACATTGCATAAACAAGGAGACGAAGTGATTGGTTATACAAATTGGGCTTTTTTAAGTGATGATGCAGAAAAACGTCTTATTTCTGGTGTTTCTTTACCTGCAAGTGATTGGAATAGTGGTAATAATGTATGGCATATGGACATAGTTTGTGTTAAAAACGTAATAAAAGTTATGTCGGAAGCCAAAAAAAAATTTAAAAATATGATTGGAATTAACAAACCAGTTAAATGGTTAAGATTAGATAATAATCAAAAAATATATAGAAAAGGTATAATTTTAACTAAGGAGAATTGGTAATGGGTTGCCCTATAAGTACAATAGGTAGTGTTGTTGCATCTCAAGTAGTTGGTGGTTTGCTTGGAGGTTGTTGTGGCCCAACTACAACTGCTCAAAGAGTAGGTAATGCTGTGCAACCCCTAGTCTCAGCAGGAACTGCATTTGAACTTGGTTGTAAAGCTCGTTCTTGTCAACAAAACATAAATACTATTACACAAGCTATGTATGATGCTTATATGGGTAAGCAAAATGCTATTGCACAAGGTTATGGAGTAACATGCGGCGCTCAACCAACACACTATACAATTGGAGATGTTCCATTATCTCAAGCAGTTCAAGCTCCAACAACAAGAACAGCTTCTGATATTGTATCTATGCCAACAAGTTCTGGTGGAATTACTTCAATAAACACTAACGCAGGTAAAGTTCCAACTCTTCCTGCTAAAGCAGCACATGGTGGTATTATGTCAACAAGACATCATTATGAATTAGGTGGTAGTACACCAATTGGACCTGCACAAGGAAGTTTTTTAAACAATCCAAATTACCAACAAAGACAAGCATCATTATTAAATCAATTAAAATCTAATCCACAACTTGGAGCTTTATTAAAACAAAAATTAATGCAAACTAGACAAAAAGCTATGCCAACTGGTTTTCAAGGTGGAGCAACATTAAATCCTTTTACAGCTTACATGTCTCATGGTGGAAGAGCTCATTATGATGTAGGTGGTATAGCTGATATAATACAACAACAATTACAAAACACTGCAAATCAAATTTATCAAAATCAATTACAAGAAAATTTACAAAATCAAATGACAGATGCTCAACAAAAAAATTCAGGAATGAACGGTCTTTCATCTTTACCACAAGATTTATTAGATTCTCTTAAGATTTCAATGGGTGCTCAAGGTTTAAAAACAGGAGGTATTCCAACAGGTAATTTAAGACAAAATCAACATGGTATTCATGAAATTGATTATAGAAAAAAAGGTGGCTATGTACCACCAATTGGTGTTAAAGAAAAAGCAGATGACATTCCTGCTATGTTAAGTAATAATGAGTTTGTATTTACTGCTGATGCTGTTAGAAAAGCAGGTGGTGGAGACGTAAAAGAAGGGGCAAGAAGAATGTATGCTCTTATGAAACATTTAGAAGGTAAATAATTATGGCAACAAATACAGGTGGAATTGGTGGAGTTTCAAACATAACTACTACTCCAGGTTATGGTGCACCATTTTTACAACCTCTTGGACAACAAATAGGAAATCAATTATCAGGTTTATTAAACCAACCTACAAATCTTACTGGTTTAATGCCACAAGTTGCTGGACAAAATATTCTTCAACAAGCAGGTGCACAAACTGTTGCTAATCAAGCAGGTTTAGGAAATTTACAATTTAATGCTCAAGGACAATTAACTGGTGCTACGTGTGGTTCAGGAGTTGCTGGGTATCAACAATATTTATGCGCAGCTCAACAAAATGTTGGACCAAATGCATATCAACAATATATGTCACCTTATCAACAACAAGTTATTAATCCAACATTACAACAATATGATATTCAATCTCAAATTAATGCACAAGCTTTACCAGCTGCAGCAATTCAAGCTGGAGCATATGGTGGAGCAAGATGTGGTGTTGAACGAGGTGTTTATCAATCTCAAAGTGATTTAAATAGATCAGTGCTTCAAGCTCAATTGGAACAACAAGGATTTACACAGGCGCAGCAAGCAGCGAATACTGCGTTTGGTCAATATAATACTTTAGGAACTCAACAAGGTGTTTATGCTTCTTCTCTTGCTAATGCTTTAAATACGTATGGAAGTACGCAACAAGGATATAATCAAAGTATATTAAATGCTATGACATCAGGTAATCTTTTTGCTTCTCAATATCCATTACAACAATTGCAAACAGCAGGTGGTATATTTAATTATTTAACTGGAACACCGGGAACACCAGGTGCTCCATTATTAACTAATCCTACTTTAACTGAAGCTCAAACAATTGCTGCTGTATTAGGTGGAGGTTCTGCAGGTGCAAATGGATTAGGTGGACTTGGATGTTCTGCAGGAAATTTAGCAAATAGTGCAATACAGGGAATAGGTTCATTATTTGGAGGACAGGGAAACCCTAATTATAACTATCAATGTGCAGCTGCAAATTTTATATCTACTGCAGTAATTGATCCTACTTTAGGTTGGAGTATTTAATATGCCAAATATTTTAAATAGACCAATGTTTAGACGAGGAGGTTCAGTTGCAGAAGGTGCAGGTATAACTTCTGGTTTAACTAATAGAAGAGCTCATTATGAGGATGGTGCAACTCAAGCTGGAACACAACAATCTGATTTAGGAAATATCGATAAATATATAACACCTGGTATAATAGCAGCTAATTATAATCCAAATTCTGGAATAAGTTATGATCAATATTTATTAAATAGTCAACCTGGAGCATTAGCTTCAAATTTAAATGTGCCTCCAAATGTTTTACATAATGTTTTTCAAGATATTAAAAATCAAATTTTACCTTCAACTAAACAATCATTATCTAATGCTTTAGGTGCATTTGGTGCTTCTGGAGCAGATGTTCCTGCAGGAGCTAAACAAACTTGGGGACAGGCTTTTGGAAAAATGGCTCAAACTTTAGAAGCTGAAACTCAAAAAAATTTACAAGAAGCTAATAAATATGGTGCTGAAGGCGAAATAGCTCAATTAAAAGGTATCAACGCAGCACAAAAACAAGCATATGATCAAAAAGCTTGGCAAATAGCTAAAAATCCTAATTTTATGCCAGGTAAATCATTACAAGAAAAACATGATGCAGCAGAATTAGCTTTATATCAAAAAGGAGTGTACACACCTTCTCCTTATACAAAAATTGAAAATCCACAAAATGTTTTTAATAAAGATATGAAAGATTATTTAGATACAACTAAAAATCCACAAAATTTTAATCCTTCTAATCCTGGTTCAACACCTACTCAAACTGAAGCTAAAAATTATGCTATTTATAAACAAAATATAAACAATGGAAATATATCAAATATACAAGGTATCATTAATAGTGGTAAATATAATAAAGATTTTATAATAACACAAAATACTCCTCAATATAAAACAAATGATGTTTATTATGATGTTTCTAGCAATCAATTTTATAAAGTAACTGAATTACCAAGTGGAGTTAAAAAATTTCAATTTATAAATAATCCTGAAGGATGGCAATATAATTATTATAATACTAAAACTACTACAAAAAATAAAACACAAAGTAGTTCAGGTAATACAGAATCTCAACAACAGTAATTATTACTATGTCTGATAATACTAACATTCCTGAAGCACAGGAAGGTTTATCTAATCCAAACGAACTTTCTTATCAACAAAATGAAGGTTTAGCAAATTTAAAAAATTTACCTTTAGCTAGTGTTTTAAATGAAAATAAAACACAAAAAGATACAAGCACCGAAAATGAAGTACATGTAGTACCACATCAAGAAGTAAATGCAGAAGATAATCAATCTTTAGCCAAACGAATAACTTTAACTGAAGGTGCACCTAAAATTAAAGATGGTCCAGATAAAGAACCAAGTATTGTTGAAAAAAATTTACAAGTAGATCAAGAAGGTAACGTTATATCCGCTGAACCAGAAAAACAAGCACAAGAACAGCCTGAAAAAAAACAAAAAATAGATAGAGATTTATTTGGTATGGCTACTGCAAATGCTGCTGAATTAGAAACAGAAAAAGATAGACAATTAAAATCAATGTTACCTTTTTTAACAGGCAACATTGATTTAGGTTTAAAAAGTATAATTTTTAATGCTGCTAAAAAAGCAACAGGTCATGGAGAACCAGAAACACAACATAATATATTTGAAAATGTTGCATACGGTATTGCAGACGCTGGAGTTAAAACAGTTATTGCAGGTTATTCTATTTCTAAAGATATAAATGAACTTAAAAAAGATGGTTTATTTATAGACCCTAAAAAAACAGCTGAATTTGAACAATGGATGAGCCAAAATATGCTTGGTAAAATTGGAACTAATATAGAAGAAGAAGCTAAAAAAAGTGCTATTTCTCAATTTGTAAGTTTAGCTGGGCAATTTTATTTAGCTCAAAAAATATTAGGCGCAGAAAAATTAGCAGTTAAAGGATTCCAATGGGCTAATAGACTAGGTGCAAGCGAAGAGGAACTAGCGGCTTATACAAAAGGAAAAGAAATAGTAGAAAAATATATACAAGCAGGTAAAGATGGTAAATTACTTACTCCAAATAAATATATATCAGATGCTTATGAAAAAGTAGCTCAATTAAATAATTTAAGTAAAGCTCAAAAATTTGGTGTTATAGCTGTTGGAGGATTAGTAGGAGGAGCTTTAATTACAGATTATGCTGAAACAGCTTTTGGATTAGATCAAGATGTAAGAAATGATACTCAAGATGATGCATGGAGAAGAATAGATAATAGACTTATGGCTGGTTTGCAAGGAGCTATAGCTGCCCCTGTGTTTCATTATGGTATTTCAAAAGTAGGTCAAGCAATAGCAGAACGAGGTAAATTTTTATCTTTTAGTAATAGTCAATTAGATAGATTAATAGATTATGTATCTTCTGGATTTAGATCAAGAAATATTCAATCACCTGAATTAAAAGCATTAACCGACAGAGCAATAGGTCAACAAGATGTTTCTAAAAATACAGCGAAATATTTAACAGATAGTATTGATATAACATTAAATAAAATATCAAATAAATCAGGAATAAAAGAAGGAAATCCTGCTTATACTACTATAATGCAAAAATTAAATACTTTATTAAATCCAGTAAATAATGAAATAGAAAATAGTAAAGTAGTATTTAATGGATTTACAGAAAAAGAATTAAAAGATTTTAGAAATTTTTCTAATAATGTTGGAATATCAAAAACAAATACAGAAGAATTAATTGGTCATATTGTTAGTGCAAGAAATATTTTTGCAGATTATGTTAATACCATGTTAGCAAATGGCAATATACAAATTAATGCTTCTAAATTTAATAAAATAATTTCAGACAGAATTATTAATATGATGAAATATGATTTTCAAATACATGCAGATAAAAATACTGGCGTTCCAATGTTAAACTATAAACCTGTTGCTAATCAACTAGAAGCAGCTGGACAAATATTAAAAGATTATGCAGCTAAAAGTGGAAAAATATTAGATGATGATGAAGTTAAAGTTCAATTACAAACTATTCTTAAAAACGTAAAATTAGATCCTGTTACAAAAATACCTTCATTTAAAATAACAAATTATGATTCTTTAGGTGTTAAAGAAGCTCCTGTTATAAATATAGCAGATAATTTTAAAGGTGGTAATTTTAAACCTACTAAATTTTTTAAAACAGAAAATGATTTAAATTCATTTTTAAAATTTTTTGGCCAAGCTGAACCAAATATAAAAAATACTATTATTAATACAATGATGGATTTAGGTACATTAACAGCTAGAGATAATTTTTACACTCAATTACTTAATAAAAGTAAAGAATTAATTAAAAACGGTGAACGATCTATATTATATCCAACTAAATTAGCAGCTGAAAATCCAAAAACAGGATTAGCAATAGCTTCAGAAGGTACCTCAGTTGATTCTAAATTGCCTTGGAATAGAACATTCCCTAAAGGAAATATTATAAATAAAGGTTTAGATATTTCATCTTCTTTAGATCCAAGTGTTTATGCAAATCCAATAAATGGTTGGTTTACATCTGAATTATATAAAGATGCTATTGAATTTAATCAAAAATTAGCAACTGATTTTTTAACTAAAAATATAATTTATAGAAATCTTTTTTTAGTTCCTAAAGCAATTACTCAAATGAATAAAACTATATTTGATCCATTTACACACACTAAAATATTTACAGTTAACTCTACTTTTGCATTAGGAAATGGAAATCTTACACTTGATCCAAGAGTAATGATGAAAATATTTAATGAGTCTTGGGATACATTACAACCACAATTAGTTTCTAAATTTACTACTAAATGGGGAACAACTTTAGGAAAAGTTGGAACGTTAGGTTTATCCTGGAGAAATTCAACGGAAGCACAAAAATTATATAATTTTTTATTAGAACGAAGAGTTGTGTATAGTGTATCTGATGCACAAGATTTAAGAGCTTTATTAAGTGATATTCAAAATGGTGGACCAAATTTATTAAATAAAATTTACGATAAATTTGGAGATAGTATGAAAAAATTAGTTAAAATAGGTCATGATTCATATATGGCAGGTGATGATATATGGAAAATATATAATTTTTTAGCTGAAGTTTATAAACGTGAAAATGCTTATAATCAAGCAATTATAAATAAAATAATAACTCCTGCCGAAAAACCAAGTACTTTAGATATTTGGAATAAAGCAGCTCAAATAGTTGGAGATGTTTTTCCAAATTATAATCAAGTAGGAACAAATATTAGAAATTTAAGAAGATTACCTATGGGTAATTTTCCTTCTTTTCATGCTGAAGTAGTAAGAGCAGGTGGAAATACTATTTGGGAAGGTTTGCAAGAAATGAAAGATCCTGTGCTTAGAAGTATAGGAAAAAATAGATTATTTAGTTTTGGTTTAACCACCGCAGCAGTCATTCCAACAATTCAAGGAATTGTTCATGGATTATATGGAATAACAAATAATATGGTTGCTGCAGCTAATGATTTTTTACCAAGTTGGTCAAAAAATTCACAGGTTATATTATTTAAAGATAAAGATGGAAAATTAAATTATGTAGATGCTCAAGGAAATTTTGTTTATGATGCTTTTGTAGGACCTGTTGCTTCTGCACTTGCAGGAGTAGATAATGCAAAATCTTTAGATCCAAACACTCCTTTTATAAAAGGAGCGGTTCAAGGATTAGTTAGTCACTTAGCTAAATTAACAGGACCATATTTATCTGCTCCTATGTTAGTAGAAGCTGTTATGGATATTTTTAGCAGAGAAGGTGCTGATAAAGATGGGCATAGAATTTGGAATCAATCTGCTCCTTTAGGAGATAAAGTTACAAACGCAACTTTATATGCAGCTAATAAATTAGCTCCACTTGGTTTTAATAGATTAGAAAAATTATATTACGCAATAAATAATGCTCCAGGACCAAAAGGACAACAATATCGTGTTCCTTATGTATTAGCTTCTTTACTTGGTAATCAAGCATTTCCATTAAATATAGAAGTTCAATTTCCTATAAAAATATCTGATTATGAAAAAAAACTTAATCAATCAAATCAATTATTTTCTACACCACTTAGAAGTAATCCAGCGATTGATTCAAATACAATAGTGCAAAATTGGATAAAAGAACAAGCAGCAAGATGGGATGCAATGAAAGATATGGCACAAACTATACAAAATGCTAAAACATTGAATTTTGGATATGATAAAACTATTCCTTTATTTCAAAAACGTATAGCAGGACCTGAATTAAGTTATTTATTAGCAAATGATGGAAAAGGTATATTTTATCCTAGAAATGTTACAGCCACAGAAATACAAAGTTATTATTTAAATCTTCAAAAATTAAACAATTCATTTCCAAATAAAATTTATGACGATCAATTAGGACAAGCTCTTGGACAAATTAGTAATGTACTTGGTAAATTAGCTGGTAAACCTTTAAAAGGAAGTATGTACGATTATATTAATCCTAATGATTATATTATTAAAAAACCAGGGGATCAAAGCAATTTACAAACACCAGTAAATAATAAACAAGTATTTAACATTGCGCCCGTTAATACACCAAATGTTAATCCACAAACAGTAACACCTAATTCACAACAAACTTCTGCAACTCAAAATGAATTTCAAAGAGCTTTTCCTCAAGGATAAATTTATTTACAATTAAAACACTAATTGATATATTGTATGACTATGTCTAAAAAATCAGTTACTGTAGGTGAACATATTGTTGAAATATATGGTCATATTGAAGGATTAAAACGTGAAATGTGTCATATTAAAGACAATCATTTACGTCATTTAAAAGAAGATGTTCAAAGTGTAAGACAAGAATTAAAAGAAGGTCAAGATAAAATGAATATTAAAATGGATAATCAAACAAAAATGATAATTAGTGGTATGGGTTCTATATTATTATTATTTGTTACGATGATCCTTAAAATGTTTCATATTTTATAAAAAATGTTTGAAGATGTAAAAGAAAGAATAAAAGGTCATGAAGGGTTTAATAATAGAGTATATAAAGATTCTTTAGGTAAAAAAACTATAGGTTATGGTCATTTAGTTTTACCAACAGACTCATTTAAAGATAATGAATATTATGAAACCTCTGTTTTAAATGATTTATTTGAACAAGATTTTCAAAATGCTTTAGACCAAGCCCAACAATTATTAGACGGTTATAATCTTCCAAATAAAGCTATAGGAGTTATTGTAGAAATGATTTTCCAACTTGGTATAGGTGGAGTATCTAAATTTAAACTTATGCTTAATGCTTTAATGGCAGAAGATTATGATACAGCTGCATATCAAATGTTAACTTCAGAGTGGCATCGTCAGTCTCCAAAGAGATGCGAGGAGCTCTCAGATATAATTCGTTCTTGTAAAAATATTTCTTGATCCCATAGTCAAAAGACTATATTAGGCGTTTATGGAAAATAAATTACTCGTCCACAAACATTTAATTATTCGGGCAGAAGTTGCGAGGCCTCCCCAAAGTGAATCATTTTTCCGTGTTTGGTTAAATTTATTTATAAGAGATATAGGCATGAAAATTATGTCTGGTCCTCATGTTAAATATTCTCATGTTAAAGGCAACAAAGGTTTAACAGGTGTTGCAGTAATAGAAACATCTCATATAGCAGCTCATTTTTGGGACGAAGTTAATCCTGGATTAATGCAATTTGATGTATATTCTTGCAGTGAGTTTGATCCTGTTAAAATATGTAATAAAATTAAAAAAGATTTCGGTGCAACTAAAATAGCTTACAAATTTTTAGATCGTGAACACGATTTAACTGAAATCCCTCTTGACATTAAATAATTAATTCTTATATAATAATTATAGTTGTGCCATGTGGGCAGACTTAATTAACTTGCTAACTAATAGGAGATAATTATGAATTACAATTCATTATTTTCAAACAATGGTCTCATCAATGTGGATGAGTTCCATAATCAATTCGTACAACATACTGCAGATATATTTGATAATATATTTGATAATTGGTCTAAAATACCTTCATTCCCTTTTTTCAATATTGTAAAATATTCAAAAGGAAAATATGGTTTAGAGATAGGTCTTGCTGGCTACAATAAAGAAAATATTCTTGTTGAAGTTAAGGATGGTGTTTTAACAATTGAAGGTAAAATTGACGATAAAAACGTTGAATACGTTCAAAAAAATTTAGCACTTAGAAAATTTGTTAAACAATTTCAATTAGCATCTAACGTTATTGTAGATGAAGCTGAAATGGTTGACGGTCTTTTAAAGATTAAATTAGGACTTAAAAATCCAGAAATTCACGAAGGTAAAAAAATTAAGGTAAAATAATGTTACCTTATAACGATTGTGAGCATTACTGGCTTAGTAAAAAGTAAGACTTGACAGCTATATATAAAAACGTATATAGCTGTTAAAGAAATATGGAAGATAAAATAGTATATGTAGTACAGGACGTTCCTGGTAGCCGAATGGGCACACCAAAAATAAATATTATTGGTGCATCTAAATTTGGTAAATTAAAAGTATTGTTGCCTGAAAATGCGCAAATAACTTTAAGCACTGGACCTACTGTTGCAAAATTAAAACTTTTGCTAAAAGATTATAAATCTACAGATTATTTATTATTAACAGGTGATCCTGCAGTTATAGGTATTGCATGTTCCATAGTTTCTGATTATACTAACGGAGTGTACAACCTTTTAAAGTGGGACAAACAAGAAAGAATATATTACCCTTTAGAAGTTAACTTAAACCAGAAAGAAAATAACTATGAATACAATAAATTTTGAGGATGATCAGATAAAATCTGTAACTCAAGTTGATGCAGCAAAATCCTTATCCGATAAGGTTCTAGAATTAAGAGATCTAGAAGATGAAATTCAAAATGCAGAAGATAGTATTAACAAGCTAAAAGAAAAAGCTAAAATATTATCACAAATAGAAATTCCTGCGATGATGCAGGATATGCATATAACAAAATTAAAGCTGAAAGATGGTGAGTCAGTTGAAGTTAAACCATTTTACTATGCGTCAGTATCGCAAGGTATAAATGAAACTGATTCAGATTATGCTCAACGTAAAGAGCAAGCTTTTACATGGCTTCGTAACAATGGTCTAGGTGATATAATTAAAAACGATATTACTGTGACCTTTGGTAAGGGCGAAGATAACAAGGCGGCGCAATATGCCGTCCTTGCACGAGGTCAGGGTTTTGAACCAGTCCAGAAAGAAGGGGTTCATTCTCAGACACTCAAAGCTGTGGTCAGGGAGCGTATCGAGTCTGGACTTGATATGCCCTCTGATCTATTTAAAACGTTTGCCGGAAGTCAAACAAAAATAACAAGGAGATAATAGAAAATGGAAACGAGAAACGAGAAACAAGTAGCGATAAAGAAAGGAGCACCACTACCATCTTCAATAATGTTTGAAGATGATTCAAACGCAGGTTTTGAAAATGTAAAGCAATCAAGTTTAGCTTTACCAATATTAAAACTATTGCAAAATGGATCAGCAGAAGCACAAAAACGTAATCAAAATTATGTTCAAGGTGCGGAACCTGGTATGTTGCTAAATACAGTAACCAAGAAAGTTTATGATGGCGCAAAAGGAATAAATGTTATTCCATGTCATTATAAATTGGAATATCAGGAATGGTCTGATTTTGGTACTGGATCAGGTAGACCAGAAAACATATACCCTGAGGATTCGGATATATTGAGTAAAACAACTCAAGATCCAAATTCAAAAAAAGATAGATTGCCTAATGGTAATTACATTTTAACAGTTGGACAACATTTTGTTTTAATATTAGACGAAGATGGTTCTACTGAAACTGCTTTAATATCTATGAGTTCATCTCAAGGTAAAATAAGTAGAAAATGGAACTCGATGATGATGTCTATAACATTAGATGGAAAGAATGGACCTTACACTCCAGCTTCTTTTAGTCATGTATACAAAATCACGACTATTTTAAATTCAGGCAAAGGCAACCAATGGTATGGATATAATATTCAAAAAGTTGGTCCTGTTACCGATAGTGCAACTTATGAAAGAGCTAAACAGTTCTACATAAGTTTAGCAAGTAACGGTAAGTAATTGTTTAACTGGGTGGCAGAAATGCCACCCAAACTACAGAGGGTGGAATGTTAGAAAGATTTAAAGAGATATTTGCTGGTCTGCAAACAGCATACGGACAAACAAGAATCACAGAAGAATTGTCTGAAAATGGAAAGCATGAAGCTAAATCATTTACAATAAAGAAACCAGTCACAGATGATTTATGGAGAGCACATTTATTAGGAGAAGAACCTGCATTAGGAATAGTTCCAATTAGAGAAGATAATAAATGTAAATGGGGGTGTATTGATATTGATACTTATCCATTTGATCATAAATCATTTATTAAAAAAATTAGAGATAAACATTTACCATTAATATTGTTTAGATCTAAATCAGGTGGTGCACATATATTTTTATTTACTAAAGAATTTGTTGCAGCTAGTTTAATGAGAGAAAGATTAAAAAAGATAGCATCTATTTTAGGTTATGCTAAAGCAGAAATATTTCCTAAACAAGATTACATTAGGGCTGAAAGAGGTGATACGGGTAGTTTTTTAAATGTACCCTATCATGGAACTAATAAATCGGTTCGATATGCTTTTAGTGATAGTGGTGATCCATTAAAGATAGAACACTTCTTTTTACTGTATGATGAATACAGTATGACTGAGAAAGGTTTATTTAATTTAAAAATAAATGGTAATGGTGATAATGGAGATGATTTATTAAAAGGTGCACCACCTTGTTTAGTAACTCTTTTAAAAGAAGGAATACCAGAAGGATCTAGAAATAATATGATGTACAACGTGGGCGTATATTTAAAGAAAAGATTTCCTCAAGAATGGCAAAGTAAAATGCATACTTATAATGAAAAATTTATGACTCCTGCTATTCCATATAAAGAAGTTGAAACTTTAATAGCATCAGTATCTAAAAAAGACTATTTATATAAATGTAAAGAAAATCCAATAGTTAGTTTTTGTGATGCACAAACTTGTTCTAAAAGAGAATTTGGGGTCGGAGATGATACACCACCTTCAGAAATAACGGAACTAAAAAAATATCCATCAGATCCACCAATTTACTTTGTTTCTGTTGATGGAAAAAGCGTAGAAGTTGATGATCTTACCTTACATGATGCAGAAAAATTTTCTGTGGCATGTATGAATCAAATAGGAAAACCAATGCTTCCTGTAGGTAAAATAGTATGGAGAAAAATGTTAGTTAAACTATTTAAAGATATGGTTGAATTAGATGCTCCAGAATCATCTAAAGTGCATAATCAATTAAAAGATTTACTTGCGGATTTTATTAATAAAGCTCCAGGTAAAAAATTAGAAGATTTAAAAAGAGGTTTACCTTTTACAGAAAATGGTAAATCACAATTTTTATTTAAAGATTTTTGGAAGTATTTACAAAGATCTAAGTCTTGGCTTTTAGCTTATCAAAAGACTATGCATAAATTAGAAGAATTATTTAATGCTAAAGAAAAATTTACAAAGATAGATAAAAAATCCTATCGAGTAATGTCTATGGATACTATTCATTTAGATAAACCAATCGTTAGAAAAGAAGAAATGAAAAGAGCTCCTTTTGAAATATGAATAGAACAATAATACCTGGACCACCCGGAACTGGTAAAACATATCATTTAATAAATCATTATTTAAATAATGAAATAAATAATTTAAAGACTGATACAAAAAGAATAGCTTATATTACTTTTAGTAATGCGGCTACACAAGAAGCAAGAAAAAGAATATTTAAAACATTTCCTGGATATGATTTTCCATACATAAATACAATGCATTCTTTAGGAACAAGACAATTAAATATAGATACAAATTCTAGATTGTTACAAGGAAGTAAATGGAAGGCTTTTAAAAATTATTCAAGTATTTGTAGAGGCATGGTGTTTGATACTTATATTTCTGAGAATGGTATGCCTAAACATAAAAATAGACACATGAAGATAATAGATTATTCAAGAGCTAAGAAAGTATCATTAGAAGATGCAATGATAGAATTAGATTTAACACATCAAGTTAATATTTGGTTAACAGAACAAATTGAAGCCGATTTAGAATCATATAAGAAGCAAACAGGAATGGTTGAGTATTCTGATATGATTAAAGAGTTTGTTAAGAAAGACAAATGTCCTCCCCTCGATGTAGTCTTTCTTGATGAAGCACAAGATCTCAATCCTCTGCAATGGGATATGTTTTTTTACATTGAATCAAAATGTAAACGTTCTTACCTTGCAGGGGATGATGATCAAACAATCTATACGTTTCAAGGTGCTGATGAAAATATATTTATAAATTTAAAAGGTAAGTTTGATCCAAGGATTGAATCAAGAAGGGTACCTAAACTTGTGCATCAAGAAGCTTTAAAAATTTTAGAACATATTAATCCAAGATTAGATAAAGATTGGAATCCTAGAAATGCAGAAGGTAAAATTTTTTATGATCAAGACATAGATAATATTAATTTTAAAGAAGATAATTGGATGGTTATCGCTAGAACTAATCCAATGTTAACTCCTATTAAAGAACATTTAATATCTTTAGGGCTAAGATTTGATAGTAAAATCAATGACTTATTGCCAATTCAGTTATTAGAAGCTTATAAAGTTTGGATACGATTAAATAATAAAGAAACAGTTACAGGCGAAGAAGCTAAATTAATTTATGAATATTTAAATTATGATTTGAAACATACTAAAAGAGGTTTTTCAAGTGGTGATTCTTTAAACAATGTTGAGTTTGTAGATATAGATACATTAACAATGGATCATGGATTACAAATACGAGGAGATTGGCAACAATTACATATTCCTGAAGCAAGTAAATTATATATTAAAACTTTATTAGATAGTGGTGAAGATTTATTTAAACCAGCAAGAATTAAAGTATCTACAATACACGGTGTAAAAGGTGAAGAATGTAAAAATGTAGTTTTATATACTGATCTAGAAAAGATTATTTATGATGCTGCTTTAAAAAATCCTAATCCTGAGCATCGTTTGTTTTTTGTAGGTGTAACCAGAACAAAGGAGAACTTATACATTATGAGACCAACATTAGATTATTATTACACGATAGGAGATCCAATACTATGAGTAATAAAATATTTTTTAAACAAGTAGGTGGATCACATTATAAAACAATGAAGATACAACCATCTAAATTTATAAATGAGAACAAATTATTATTTGCAGAAGGTAATGCAATAAAGTATATATGCAGACATAATTTAAAAGGTAAGAAAGAGGATTTGTTAAAAGCAATACACTATATTGAAATGATAATTGAAAGGGATTACAATGTTTAAATCAGAAATAGAATGGATATGTCCTGAACATTTTCCAAATTTAAAAGGCTACAAACATGTGGCGATTGACTTAGAAACTAAAGATCCAGAATTAAAAAAGAAAGGTTCTGGTGCAATTAGAGGTGTAGGTAATATTGTAGGTATTGCCGTAGCAGTTGATGGATGGTCAGGGTATTATCCAATAGCGCATGAAGGCGGTGGTAATTTAGATCAAGATAAAGTTATGTCTTGGATCAAAGAAGTATGTGCAGCTCCTAATACAAAAATATTTCATAATGCAATGTATGACGTATGCTGGCTTCGAGCAGCGGGCGTCAAGATTAATGGACCAATTATAGATACTATGGTTATG